TTCAGACTTCGGTCAGTTACAAGTAGTACCTAACAGATTCTCTAGAGATAGAGACGCTTTTGTACTAGATATGAACTACTGGGGTATTGCATTCTTAAGAGATTTCTCTATGCATGAACTTGCTAAAACAGGTGACACAGAGAAAAGACAGCTTTTAGTAGAAGCTACTCTTGAATCAAGAAATGAAGGTGCATCTGGAATGGTTGCAGACTTAACTACTTCATAATAATAATAACTGTTTGGGGGAGTAACCTTTTAATCTGCTCCCCCAGCAGATTCTAAACAATTGAAGATCTGAGAGAGGGTTAGGATCGGAACAATTAAGGAACACAATGAGAACATTAAACGACTATTTTATAACTTCAACTATCGCAGACATCAGCACAGCATCTTCAACTTTTGTTGCAGTGCCTGATGGTGGAAAAATTATTAAAATTCTTACAGCTTTACAAGGAGCTATTTCTGGAGGAAATGCAGGAATATCTTTTGAAATTGGTGGAACTGCAGTAACTGGTGGTGGCATAACTGTTGCACACTCTGGTTCAGCAGCAGGTGATGTAGACACAGCAGAACCTACAGCAGCTAATAACGTAGAAGAAGGTGGAACTATCGAAATGATTACAGATGGTGGATCTACTGGTGCTAAAAAATTAGTAGTAACATTTGTTATTAGAAGATAATTAATTCTGGGGGTGGCAACATCCCCAAACAAAAGGAGAACAAAATATGTACGGGAGTAATTACGCAATGAGACCTCTAACTACACAAAAAGTTACATCTTCTGGTTCGTCTGCAGCTTCATCTGCTTTTAGTGCTAATATTGAATATGTTAGAATTATACCAGATGCTGATTGTCATATCGAATTTGGAGTAAATCCAACAGCAACAACATCTAAAATATTTTTAGAATCTAAATCTTCTGAATGTTTTAAAGTTTCGCCTGGCGAAAAAGTAGCTGTAATAGGATCAGTAAATTTATACGTAACAGAACTATCAGAATAGTATGGGAAAAGTCAGAGCTGTAGACTACGATAATGGAATAAAGACTAAGTATATTCAAGAATCAGATGGTAAACTAACTATTAATAATGAACAAAATGTTAATAGTTTATTAGATAGAAATAAAAAGCTATATAACAATACTGATCAAGGATGGGTTTCTAAAGCAAAAGAAATGAAACGAGTAGCTAGTGTTCCACCTCTTGTTCTACAGATCTGGGCTAAAGAATATAATGGAAGCAATAATTGGTTTGCTTTACCAAAAGACATACAAAGAAAAATAATGAAAACTAAACTTAATAGTAATGAGTTTAGATATTTTAGAACAGCGTCAGGAAATTTATAATGGCTATATCAACATATGCACAACTTAAAACATCTATTGCAAACTGGTTAAATCGTAGTGATTTAACTTCAGAAATTAGTGATGATTTTATAAAACTATGTGAAGCAGATTTTAATGCTAAACTTAGAATAAGACAAATGGAACAGCAAGATGATGTTACAATTGATGCTGAACAAGTAACAGTACCTACAGGATTTATAGCTGTTAGATCATTTTATATAGATTCAGGTGTAAAATATCCTTTAGAATATATAACACCAGCTAACATGTTTGAAATAAAAGGTGGTTCTAGAACTGGTAGACCTAGAGCTTACACAATAGAAAGCGATAATGAAGTTGAAAAATTTAGATTTGCTCCTAGTCCTGATGTTTCTTATACTGGTAAACTATCATATTATAAAGCTATATCAGAATTAAGTGATACTAATACATCAAATTATATTTTATCAAAACATCCAGCTATTTATTTATATGGTTCATTATATCATGCTGCTAATTTTCTTGGTGGTGTAGAACCAAATCAAGCACAACAATGGTTAGCAATGTATATGTCAGCTCTTGAAAGATGTGAGAACAACGACAAACAAGATACATATGGCAATGCACCAGTTGTTCAAAGAACAGACGTACAAACAGACTTATCATTTTATAGGCAAAGATAATGCAGATACCTTTTGGAGAATGGCTACCTGATCAACCTGAACACTTGAATCCAGGAGCTAACGTAGCAACTAATGTATATTATGCTCTTAATTCTTATAAGAGATTTCCTTCTTTGGTAGATTATTCTTCTAATAATATTACTAAAGATTCTAGAGGTGCAGGATCTTTTAGAGATAATGCAGGTAATGTATATAATTTTGTTGCAACTAACACAGATATTTATCAATTAGATGGTGGTACATTTACATCAAGAAAAGGATCTTTAACAGGTGGAAATACAGATTTTTGGACATTTACACAATTTGGAAATTATATTATTGCTAGTAATGGAGTTGATGTTCCTCAGTATTATTTAATGGGTACTTCAACTAATTTTGCAAATCTTAGTTCAATACAAACTGCAGGAACAACACCTAGCTTTAAAGTATCAGGAGTTATTCGAGACTTCTTAGTTACAGGTAATCAAAGCTCAAATCAAAATAGAATACAATGGTCAGGTATTAATGATATTACTACTTGGTCAGGTAAACAAGCAGACTTACAAGACCTTCCTGGATCAGGAGGAGAAATTACCCATATAACATCTGGAGAAATTTCATATGTCTTTAGACAAAACCAGATAATTCGTATGGACTATGTCGGAGGAGCTACAGTATTCCGACTATCAGTAATCTCACCTAATAGAGGTGCAGTATATGGCAGAACTGTAGCTCAAGATAATAGACGTGTATTTTTCTATGCAGATGATGGATTTTTTGAGCTTAATGGCGATAATGTAATATCTATTGGTGCAGAAAAAGTTAATAGATTTTTTGATCTAAATTTAAATAAAGCATTTACAGACAGAATTTGTGCAGCTGTAGATCCATTTAATCAACTAGCATTATGGTTGTACCCTAGCGTAAATAATACTTCCAATACAACTGGAATTTGCGATAGGATTATAATCTATAATTATGCTACAAAAAAATGGTCTCTTGCAGAAGCTAATGCAAGTACAATTTTTAGCCAGTTTGTAGGAGCTTATACTGTAGAATTAATGGATATTATTTCAGGAAACTTAGATCAAATTAATATTGCATTAGATACTGATTTTTGGAATGGTGGACAAAGATATTTAGGTGCAATTGATAGTAATTACAAAGCAGCTATTTTTTCTGGAACAGATAATGAGGGTGAAATAGAAACATCTGAAGTAGAATTATTTCCAGGTTTAAGAAGTAATGTTCAAAGTATTAGACCTATAGTAGATGCAGAAGCAACAGTTATTATTAAAACTAGAGATAGATTGACTGATAATATAACTGAATCTTCTTCTGTTTCTATGAATGGAACAGGTATCAATCCAGTAAGACAATCTGGTAGATATATAAAAATTAATGTTAAAACTCCGAGTGGAACTCCTTGGAGTCATGCACAAGGTATAGATCTTATTGCATCAAAAGCAGGATTAAGATGACAGACAAAACTGATATAGATAACGTTAGATATAGTTTTGAAACACAAGAATTTTTTCAAAGGCAAATTGAAGAAGCAATTAACACTTTGATAAATGAAAAGAATAAAGAAAACCAAAAAGCATATGCTTGGTTTATAGGAGATTAATATGGCAGGAATAAAAGATTATTCAACAACACAAGCTAGTAATACATCATTAAATAGTATCTCTGTTGCAGAAGGTATGTTACCTTCTAATATTAATAATGCTATTAGAGCATTAATGAAAAATACTAGAGAATGGTTTAATGATTCACAATGGGTAGAATATGGAGATGGTGATGGAGCGTACACAGCAGCATATGTTAGTGGTACGTCTTTTACTATTAATGGTGTAGATGTAACTGCTATTTATCATGCTGGAAGAAGAATTAAAATTACAGCTTCTACTCCAGGAACAATTTATGGTACTATTGCTAGTACATCATTTTCTACAAACACAACAGTCAATGTAACATGGGATTCAGGTTCATTATCTAATGAAGCTATTTCTAATGTATATGTTGCAATACTTTCACAAACAAATGATTCAATACCTGAAAATGTTATTTCAGCTGCAAAAATTAAATCTAATGCTATAACTACAGCTAAAATTAATGCTGATGCTATAACAAATGCTAAAATTGCAGATGACAGTATTGATAGTGAACACTATGTAGATGGTTCAATAGACACAGCTCACATTGCAGACTCACAAATTACGACAGCTAAAATTACAGATGCAAACGTTACAACAGCTAAAATTGCTGCTGATGCAATTGATGGT